GGAAGATCGATGTTGTCTTTTGTTAGCATAAATCGTTGTTTTAGTTATTACTCTTGTGCCGGAGGAGTAATGCTCACTCGGGCTTTTTCTTCTGCTGCGTATTTTTTGAATTCCTCTTTTATCCGGTTGATCTTCTTGTTGAAAGGAAGAGCGGAACCAAATTCAATAACGTTCGTGTTCTCACGCTCGAACCTACGGACATAATCGGGGAAATTCAGCTTAATTCTGAGATCGTCTTCTGGTATAAGTTGTTTCTCAAATAAACCAAGAGCTTCTGTACGTCCTATGTGACGATAAGGCTCGAGTTCATTGAGAGTGAGCATCCTCTGAAGTTCCAAAGGATTATCCCTATACTCAGTTTCTATAATTTGTCTCTGGAGTGAGTCAAGCTCTGCCTCACTAGCTCCAGAGTTCTTAGCATTCATGTAAAGACTACGTAAGTCATTAGGAGAAAGCAGATAGAAATCAGTGCCAAGGCTAATAGAAGCAGAAAGAAAATCTGTCCCATAACGGCAGCGGCAAATTGTTTCATCTACCCATTTCATTGCTCTCTCAAGTCCTTCCTTGATGCCCTTAAGAACCGTAGTCTTGGAGTCATAAGAAGCTGAGACCTGTTTTTCATTAACAGCCTGAGAAGTTAATACCGGGCTATCAACACCAACAATACCATCGATAATATTGTTCTTAAGTCTCTCTTCCTCAGACACGTTATATTCAAGAGCATGGCGGTCAACAGTAGTGATCTTAACTGGGTCGTGAAGATCAGGCTGACCTTCGCCAGGTATCGGAACCTCTACAAATGAACCAGCCCCGGAAAGTCTCTTGCTACTACAGACAGGGCATCGTACTAAACCATTGGCATCATATTTCCAGTGGTCATGCTTATCTCTAAGGAAGCCACCATCGCAATAGTCCCCCGTTCCATCATTTCTAAAATCGCAATCCATAGCGTAACCAGAATAAACAGGATAACCTGCATACGTATCCAAGTGACGTTTTGCGATATGAAAATAAAGGAACCAATCAAGTGACTCAAGCTGTTTTGTTATCGGGCTCTTCTTTACATCGTGGTCATCTAAGCTAAGCGGCTGATCCCAGAAGAATCTTGCAGGGCAATAACCAATATCATGAGGCTTCTCTAAAAGAAGCTCTCCGATCTGGTTCTTCTTGAACTCGAATATCCTGTATGACTCATCGTCTATAACTGCGATGCGATCTTCAGGCTGGCGGAATATGATCCAACTCATTTGACCTGTCACAGGATCTGCCTCAAATGTGAGGACATCCTTTATCTTGAGCCAATAGAAATAAGGTTCGGGGAGTGTCCCTTCTTGTTTCTGTGGCATATCTACCACGAGAACTGAGTTTATCTCAGTTTTGAAGTACTCCCAACCAACTGACCTCCAGATCTCTGGCTCATGAAGGATAGTCTGTCTATACCATTCCCAGTCAGCTCTCTGTTGCGATGACCGGAATTGATAATTAAACTTAGGATCCCTGCCATCAAAAACGCGGAAAAGCTTATCAAAAGCAATCTCGGTTATCTCGTTGGTCTTTATAGGGAACCTAAACAAGGTCTTAAAGATACGAAACTTGTCATCAGGAATCAACGCTGACACATACGACATGAAATCTGCCAGCGGCTGGGAAAACGAACTCGAGACTTTAGTCTCAACGTGAAACTTAATTCTGTTTTGATGAGCCTGAGCCCTTGACAGAATTGCTCCCTTTCGGTTTTCCCTTAGTTCCTTTCTTATCTGTTCTATATCTAAGACCATTGTCTTTGAACTCAAATTCTGAATCTTCAGGAAGCACCCATCCCCCGTTATCTCTCGTTCTTAGGATGCTCTCGGCGAGAGTAAAATCAAACTCCTGCCTGAGGCCCCATCTGGGAACCTCAAGCAAGATTTTGGTGGTTTTTACAGTACCCATAACCTAAAAAGCTATTAAGTACCAGGAACCAGATCCAGCGGGTTGAAGTCTTCCGGGGTGACGATCTTCAAATTGTCCGAGTAGTTCGGAGCAAAGCTGAAGCTGATGTTGTTTGAATCAGGATTCTCAAGACCTCCATGACCCTTGTCACTGATAAACAGAGAGCGGATGGGTATAGGATAGTAAGTGTTGGGCTCGTCTGTGTCCTGAATAGCCTCGATCTGGCCATTCTCGTTGAAGAGATATACGCCGAGGTTTCCAACAGCTGCCTCACACATGAGATCCTTCATAACTTTGATAACGTCCTGAGGCATACGTCTCAGGACAGCCGAGAAAGCTGTGGGCTCTGCGCCGAGTACCTCTTCTATGCCTCCCAGAGACTCATTGCCACCGCCGAAAGTACGTGCTGCACCAGGCTCGCTAGTGGGATTGTTGATGAAAGGTGAGAGAACGATCTTGGCGCCAGTACTATTAGAATCTGCGATCAGAGGAGTCCAAGAAGCCTTCAGCGTGATAGTGGGAGTAGTAGATCCCGTACCAGTTGCGGCAAAGGAGTTCTTTTTCCCGTCTGACTTCGTCAGACGTTGGAAAGCTATCTTCTGAATCTGACCGAAGTTCTCGCCGCACTGAACAACCGGAATAGTTGTCAAAGCTGAACTAGCAGGACATGAACAAATCATACTCATAGTGATAATTGTTTTAGAATGTTTATAAACTCGTTTTACCCGTAAGAGCTACCTTCTGCTCCTGACGCAAACATAATAACAGTTTTCTAAGTAATAACGATGTTTCTCGAAAAAAAATCGAAAAAGATCCTTCTCGCATGTTTTTTTTCTACATCATTCATATAGTCAGTAGTTAGCGGTCATGCTAAAAGCCGAATCTCTTCAATAACAGACAACCAATATTGTTTATATAAATCAAATAACCAAGAATCGTCAGTAGTCCATTCCATATCCTTAGTTTCTATTGAATAAGGATATTTACCATTAAATGATTCTAACACTTCTTTTGCTTGCTTTTCAGAAAGAATAATTGCAATGTCGTGATGACCATTGAATATATGCTTGGACAATTCATTTGATATTGATTCGTAAATCTCGTTTGCTTTTTCTTTTGGCGACATTTTTATTAAGCTTAATATTTCCTTATTAATTCATGGCAAAAGTAACACATAATTTTCAAACATGTAAATATGTGACAATATTTTATTACGATGTTAATAAGGTATCGGTCCTGCGTTCTGGTTCGGATTGTTCCTCACCTTCACGCCGTGTGCTTTCCTTGAGCCTCGCTTAGAAAGTTTGTCTGATGCAAGGTATCTCATCGGGTCTATGCAATGGTTGAAAGCATCTATCGGCTTGTTTGTGGCCTTGCCACTCTTGTCCATCTCCCACATGTACGAGCGTAACTCTGTAATAAGGTTCGTCGAGCGTTGCGTGACGTAGAAGTCATCCTCCTGCAAGATGTCTATGCCATAGTTGATAGAGTCTCTTCCTTTTATTGCTTTTCTTACGCGGAAGCCGTATGCGTTTATCTCGTCTATCGACTTAGGCTCTGCCGAGTCTGCAACGACATAGTCCTTAGACTTTACGCCAAGAGATCTCATCATGCGGGCAAGATCCGAGTTCTTAAGCCCTGTACGATAAATCATCTCGTCCCATATCACTGATCCGTTCCATTCCCATGCTCCTACAAGAGTTGAGGGGTCGTTGGTATATCCGAAGTCAATGGCATACCCTATGAGCTTGGCTTCCTTTGGTACTGTAGCT